GCTACCCATCACCTGGCCGTGTTGCGTGGGCGGCATGGGGCGGAGATGCAGGAAAAAGCTGGTCCGATAGAATTGTTGAATCAATGGATAGAAGCATGATCGAGTCTGAGGAGAGAGCAGAAGCCGATGCGCTAGACGTTGGTGATTTTGTGTCTTGGAACTCAAGCGGCGGTACTGCTCGCGGCAAAATTACTCGGATCGTGCGTGAAGGCTCAGTTGATGTGCCAGATTCAAGTTTTACGATTAACGCCACCGAAGACGATCCTGCAGCCTTGATTCGCGTTTATCGCGAAGGAGACGATGGATGGAGCGAAACTGACACTGTTGTAGGACACAGATTCAGTACACTTAGAAGGATCCAACCATTGAGAGAAATGGAGCAAGAGTCGCCTGAGGCTGAGTTTAATTTGACTCGCGATATTGAGGGCAAGCATTTCAAGCGCGTTGAGCAAACGCAATTTGACATGCTTGATGAGCGGACAATGCAGTTTCCGTTCAGCTCTGAGTATCCCGTGGCGCGGTATTACGGCAACGAAGTATTGAGCCATGAGCCTGGTCACTGCGACATGACTCGCATGAGTGGCGGCGCTCCACTTCTTTATAACCATGATCCCGATCGTGTTATCGGCGTTGTAGAACGCGGATACATCAACGAGGATGAAAAGCGTGGTTATGCCAAAGTCCGATTCTCTATGAATGAGAAGGCTCAAGAGATTTTGGCAGATATCCGCGATGGCATTCTTCGCGGTATTTCCTTCGGGTATTCCATCGAAAAGATGGAAGAACGCGAAGATGGCTTCGTAGCGACGAATTGGCGCCCCTATGAAGTCAGTGTGGTCAGCATTCCTGCTGATCCCACGGTCGGGATTGGGCGCTCTTTGAGTGAACCCAGCTCCGATGTTCAAGCGGCCCCGGCCGCATCTCCTGTAAACACTATGGCTGAACCTGTCATGGAAAATGCTCCAGACCTGGAGGTGATCCGGTCCGAGGCCGTTGAGGCCGAGCGCACCCGTATCGCTTCCATCAATGCCTTGGGAGAGCGGCACAAGCTCCCCGAAATTGCCCGCGAACTGATCGACGGCGGTAAGTCGGTTGATGAGGCGCGTGCTGCCATCCTCGAAAAAATCGGCACCCAACCTGTGGAACACCGCATCGACGCCAACGACGTTGGCCTCTCCGAAAAGGAGACCCGCGAATTCAGCTTCGTCAAAGCCCTGAACTACCTGGCCAACCAGGGTGATGCTCAGGCTCGTCGTGATGCTGAGTTTGAAATTGAAGTCGGCAAGGCTGCTGCTGACAAGTATCAGCGTTCTTCTAACGGCATCGTGGTGCCTAACGAAGTTCTTCGTCGCGACCTGGAAGTTGGCACCGCTACTGCTGGTGGCAACTTGGTTGATGACGTGCTGCTGGCTGGTAGCTTCATCGATCTGCTTCGCAACCGCCTGTCCATCTCTCAGGCTGGTGCAACCACGCTGACTGGGCTGGAAGGAAACATTTCCATCCCTCGTCAGTCTTCTGCCGCCACTGCTTACTGGGTGGGCGAAGGCAATTCCCCGACCGAAAGCCAGCAGGCAATCGATCAGGTGAACATGAGCCCCAAGACTGTTGGTGCTTTTGTTGACTACAGCCGCCGCCTGCTGCTCCAGTCCAGCATCAGCGTTGAGAGCATGGTTCGCAACGACCTCGCTCGCGTTCTTGCTCTTGAGTTGGATCGCGCCGCCATCTACGGCACTGGCTCTAGCAACCAGCCTTTGGGCCTGACCAACACCACTGGTATTGGCTCTCAGACTATTACCACCTTCGGCACGTTCGAGGAGTACATCGGCATGGAAACCGATGTTGCTGCTGCAAACGCTGACGCCGGCAGCCTGCGTTACATCATCAACGCTTCTGCACGCGGTGCGCTGAAGTCAACCGAGAAGGCCACCAACACTGCACAGTTCGTGTATGAGGATGACCAGATCAATGGCTATCCGGTCATTGTTTCCAACCAGCTGCTGAGCAACGACGCACTGTTTGGTGACTTCTCCATGTTCATCATGGGTATGTGGTCTGGCCTGGATCTGACTGTTGATCCTTACGCTGGTGCTACTGCCGGTACTGTCCGCATCATTGCCCTGCAGGATGTTGACTACGCCGTTAAGCAGCCTGGCGCATTCTGCTTCGGCACCTGATAAGGAGGACCTGACTCATGAAGATTAAAGTTCTGAGGCAGGTGATGATTTCTGGGGAGTCTGTGAAAGCAGGCTCCCTTGTAGAGGTCTCTTACCAAAACGGCCTTGCCCTGATTGCTATGGGCAAAGCCGTTGAGGCGCCTGTTGAGCCTCCTAAGACTGAGGCATGTCCGGCTGTTAAGCCTTCCACCCGCAAAACGAGGACCAAGCAATGAGCATCGGCAACACACGCAGGGCAACGACTCTGCTTAGTCTCATCCCCAACGATGTGACTGCTTCCACGAAAACCGGCTCCGCTGTTGACCTTCAAGATCTTGAGGGCGATATGGAGTGCATCCTTGACGCTGAGGCTGGCGGCGGTTCCGTTACCTATGCTGTCAAGTTGACCGAATCTGACACTTCTGGTGGCAGCTACACTGATGTTGATAGTGGCGCATTTACCACTACGGCTGCTGACACTGCTTCAGTGCAGAAGCTGACTGTCAACACTGATGAGATGAAGCGTTTCATCAAGGTGGTTGTTACTGTTGCTGGTGGCAGCGGCACTGGCGCTGTGAGCGTAAGTGCCTTGGCACAACCCAAGTACGGTTGATTTTATCGCCCCCCTCTTGGGGGGCTTTTTTTATGGCTTTTGCAGAAGACCTGAGTGTATTTTTGGACAGCGCTGGATTCGCTGTCTCGGTGACTGCTGATGCAGTGACTGGTTTAGGAATTTTGGACATGCCATCAGAGATTATTGCTGACGGCGTGGTGCTGACTACGGATTACAGGCTGACGTGCGAAGCATCAAAGTTTGGCGGCTTGCTACATGGGGACGCCATTACGGTCGATGGAGTCAATTACACTGTGAGGAATACGGCGCTTGTGGACGACGGCGCTTTATGTGAAATCATGCTTCAAAAGGTCTGATTATGACAGCGATCATTGGGTATTACTCCAACTGGGTCTGTAATGTGTAACTAATGACTACCAAGCGCGAGCAAATTTTAGCCCAGGTCGCCACAACGTTGGCGGACACTGCGGGCGTCAGCAACAGGGTGTATAGATCAAGAGCAACGGCTGTAGCCAGGGCTGAATCTCCTGCGATCATTATTGAACCAGTAACAAATACTGTTCAGCAGATTACCTCGCTGCCAAAGCTTGACCATACACTTAGGGTGCGCATTGTAGTTGTTGTTCGCTCAACAACGCCAGACACTGACGCTGACCCTGTTATTGAATCAATGCATTCCTTGCTTATGGCTGACCTGACTGTTGGCGGGTTAGCAATTGATATACAACCAGTCTTGACTAACTTCGAGTATTTAGACGCAGACAAGCCTGCAGGTGTTTACAGCAATGAGTACAATATCCTTTATCGCACTTCCGTCTCAGACCTTAGCTCTAGCTAAGGTTTAAGCAGCGTTGCAGATTATTATGGTTGATGAGTACAGCGGTCAAGGTGGGTCGTATCTTCTCGATCCAGAAACCGGTAAACGCACTCTGATTCAGCGCACACTTCCCGCCGACACCCAGGAAAAAGATGGCACTCCTTCTCCGCAAACGACTGATTCTGATCGAGACGGAATCGAGCTACGGAACGGATCCGACTCCCGATGGAGCGGACGCGGTTTTGGTGAGGGATCTGAACATCACCCCTCAGCAGAGTGATGTTGTTAGCCGCGACCTGATCCGTCCGTACCTGGGCGCATCTGAACAGCTTCTCGCGAACACTCGTGTTGAGTGCGCTTTCAGCGTTGAGCTTGCTGGTTCAGGCGCTGCTGGCACTGCTCCGCAGTATGGCAAGGCTCTCCAAGCTTGCGGGCTAAGTGAAACTGTTGCTGCCGGCACTAGCGTTACTTATGCGCCTGTGTCTGCAAGCTTCGGCTCTGTCACCATTCACTACAACATCGATGGTGTT